AGCACTCGCCCGGCTTCCCGTGTAATGAGCAGCCGATTTAATCAATTCTCACCCCATTTAATTGGGGAAATAAATTAGAAAAGGAGGTGAAATCAATGGGTGCACGAGGACCTGTTCCCAAGCGTTCAAGTGAAAGAATGGGGCACCGTACAAAAGCGGAATTGGCGGGCACCGATGTGGTCAAAATTCCCGCGCCAATTGTTGACCAGCCTCCTGCCGATCCGGCGTGGAATACCCTCGCCCGAGAGTGGTATGAGGCGCTTGCCGCGTCCGGTCAGGCCATCTTTTTCGAGCCGTCCGACTGGGCGGCAGCTCGGTACCTCGCGGTCGTGATGACGAAGAACATCGAGGCGCAGCGGTTCAACCAGCAGCTTTTCGGCGCTGTCTGGGCCGCGATGAACGACTTGATGACGACCGAGGGCAGTCGCCGCCGGCTCCGTCTGGAGCTGGAGCGCAAGGCGGTACAGCAGGGCGCGACACAGGCGGCTTCGATTATCGCCGATTACCGTCGCGACATTGCGGCGGCCTGATTCAAAACGAAAGGAAAGTCATGTTGCTGAATGACGTGCTAACTCTCGTTACCAATCTTCTCAGTTGCATTCTTGGGTAAAAGAAGGTCTTCGTGGCCGGGGGCGACTCTGGTGGATAGTCGTTTCACCGGCCACGGAGACCTTCACGGCGTCTCCGCGACCTCCCCGTTCGCTGGTACCGGCCGTAGCGATGCCTTTGATGTCAGGAATTCAACGAGGTCGGTCAGCTCGACGTCGAGCATGATTGCGAGTTCTCTGATCACCGAGTGGTGTAGACGCACGATTGAAGTTTCGCGTTCGGTCTGGGCGAGTTTGTTGCGTGCCCATTTGCCGAGGAGGTAGAAGCCTTTCTCCTTGTTGTTGGCCACTGGCTCCAGGTCGAGTTGCACTAGGTCCGCGTTGGTGACTTCGATTCGTTCGATGGCCCGGCGCAGCAGTTCCGGAGCGCTGACGCCGAGGATGCGGCCGAGCCAGATGAGTCGCACGTAGGAGATTGATCGCTCGCCTAGTTCCCAGTTGAGCAGGGCAGCAACCGATAGGTCGAACGGCAGCAAAGCCGCGAGGTCTGGTCGGGTGAGGCCTGCCTTTTCTCTCAATCGCCGAACTTCGGATCCGAGCGCGGTGTTGAGTGTTTTGTCGGAGAGGTCCCAGTCGGCTTTCTCCACAATTTTCCCCTTTCCTCGCGAGTGATCTCGCGAGATGGTATCGCACTAGGGAGCGAACCCATCATGAACGACGAGTCGCTTGTGTCCGGCGACGCGCCGCGCGACCTTGCCCAGCTGTTCGGCCAGCTCGCCGAGGCTGTCCGCCGGCATCGCGTGTTCGTGTCGATCACCGTGTCGTCGCATGAGCCTGACGTGACTGACGAGGCCGACTAGTGGCCGACTCGACGACGGAACCGGTCACGTACAACCCGGTCGCGATCGGCCCTACGTGGCGGCGCGGCGAGGACGGAAAGTTCGTTCTTCCGGAGAAGACGCTGGGTTGGGCGGTGTTGGCGTGGGCGGCCCAGTGGTTGCAGCACGAGGACGGTCGGCCGTGGCGTTATACGCCGGAGCAGGCGCGGTTCATCTTGTGGTGGTACGCGGTGGACGCCAGAGGAAGGTTCGTCTTTCGAGACGGTGTTCTCCAGCGCCTGAAAGGCTGGGGCAAAAGATCCGCTCGTAGCCACCCTGTGCATGGTGGAGCTGGTTGGCCCGTGTCGGTTCGCCGGGTGGGATGAGGGCGGCGAACCGATTGCCGTCGACAATCCCACGGCCTGGGTGCAGGTCGCGGCGGTCAGCAAGGATCAGACCAGGACGACGATGCGGCTGTTCCCGTCGTTGGTGTCGAAGCGCTGTAAGCGTGAGTTTCACATCGATCTTGGCCGCGAGCTGATCTACGCGTACTCGGGGTCGCGGGTCATCGAGGCGGTGACGTCGTCACCGAGGTCTCTTGAGGGCGCTCGCGGTTCGTTCATTGTGAAGAACGAGACGCATCACTGGTTGACCAGCAATGACGGTCACGAAATGGCCGCTGTGATCGACCGTAACTCGGCGAAGTCGGCCGGCGGCCAGTCGCGGGCGTTGTCCATCACGAACGCGTACGAGCCGGCTGAGGACTCGGTGGCGCAGCGGGAGCGTGAGGCGTGGGAGCTGATGGCGTCGGAACGGACGCTGGCTTCCGGCCTGCTGTATGACTCGCTGGAGGCCCCGCCGGAGGCTCCGCTGACAGCGGAGGCCGCGCCGGCGGTTGTCGCGGCGGTACGTGGTGATTCGGTGTGGCTGGACGCGGAACGCATTGTCGGATCTATTTTGGATCCGCGTAATCCTCCGTCGCGTTCGAGGCGATTTTGGTACAACCAAATTGTTGCGGCCGAGGATGCTTGGATTACTCCGCAGGATTTCGATTTGTGCCAGGCGCACGACGGTATTCCGCCGCTCGCGCCTAAGGACGAAATCGTCATGTTTCTCGACTGTTCGAAAAGCGATGACGCAACGGCGTTGTGTGGCGCGAGACTTTCGGACGGTTTGGTGGTCACGTTGGGTCTGTGGCAGAAGCCGCCGGGGGAACGTGGCAAAGGGTGGCTGGCTCCCCGTGAGGCGATCAATGAAACCGTTGAGCGTCTGATGAAGGCCTACCGAGTGGTGGCGTTCTGGGGCGACCCGAGTCACACCTTGGAGGACGAATCCGGGGAGCGGTATTGGGACGACCTGTTCGACCGGTGGCACCGGAGGTTCGGGCCAGAGCTGGAGTTGTGGGCGGACACAAGTCGTATCCGCACACATTCGATCATGTGGGACATGGCGGCTCCGTCGCGCGCTGAAATGTTCGTGCGCGCCGCCGAGTTGTGCGCCACCGAGATTGAGGAACACGTGCTTGTGCACGACGGGGATGCCCGGTTGAAGCAGCATGCACGGAACGCCCGCCGATATCCGACTCGGTGGGGAATCAGTTTGTGGAAGGGACATCGCGAGTCACCCCGAAAGATCGACTTGGCGGTGTGCATGGTCGGCGCGCGGATGTTGCGCCGCGCGGTGTTGAACAGTCCGAGCCGCAAGAAGCGGCGCACAGGCAAGGTCTGGTAAGGAGGTTCGCGGTGTCCCTGTCCGTGGAGGCGGCCTCTGCCCTGATCGCCGACGACTTGTTCCCGAAGTGGCAGGCCGAGTCGGAACGCTTGGAGCGCCTGGACTGGTGGTATCGCTGGCGCCACGAGGACATTCCCTTGCCTCGGAAGATCACCAGTGAACTCAAGCATCTGGTGGGCCTGTCGAAGACTCCGTGGCTGGGTCTGGTGGTGTCCTCGTTGAGCCAATGTCTCTATGTGGACGGTTACCGCTCTCCGCTCGACGAGGTGCGCGCGGACGCGGACCTGGAGCCGTCCGGGCCGTGGAAGACGTGGCACGCCAACGACATGGACCGGCGCCAGATCGCGATCCACCGTGCGGCATTGGCGTATGGATATGCGTTCGTGTCGGTGCTTCCCGGCACCGACAACGAGGGTAAACGGTCGGTGCTCCGGGGCGTGTCGCCGCGCCGCGTGTTCGTCGCCTACGACGATCCGGCGGAGGACGACTGGCCGGTGTACGTGTTGCGCGTGGACAGTCGTGGCGAGGGTAAGGGATATGACCTGCGTCTGTTCGACGACAACCTGATCTACAAGTTCTCGATGGACTCGTCGACCAGTAAGCCCGCGTACAAGGGTTTCGAGAAGCATGAGGCCGGCGTGCCTCCGTTTGTCCGCTTCGCCAACATGCTCGACCTGGATGGCCGCTGTGACGGCGAGGTGGAGCCGCTGATTCCGTTGGCGGCCCGTATCAACAAGACGTCGTATGACCGACTGCTGACCCAGCACTTTTCGAGCTGGAAGATCCGGACGGTCTCCGGCATGGCGCAGCCGGACACCGAGGAAGAGGCCAACCGCGCGAAGCTCCAGTTGCGCCAGGACGACATCTTGGTGGCCGACGACCCGGATACGAAGTTCGGCACGTTGGACGAGACCCCGTTGAACGGGTTCATCGACGCGTGGCGCAGCGACATCGAGGCTCTGGCCGCCGTGTCGCAGACCCCGACGCACGCCCTCACCGGCCAGCTGGTGAACCTCTCGGCGGAGGCTCTCGCGGCAGCTCGCGCCGGCCTCACGCAGCGCGTGGCCGAGCGGCAGAAGTCGTTTGGTGCCAGCCATGTGCAGGCGTTGCGTCTGGCGGCCGCGCTGGAAGGTAACGACGCGTACGCGGCCGACAAGCTGTCCCGGGTGACGTGGCAGGACATGGAGATTCGTTCGATGTCGCAAGCGGTCGACGCGTTGGGGAAGGCCGCGCAGATGCTCCAGGTGCCGCTTCCCGCGCTGTGGCAACGAATTCCTGGCGTGGAGAAGTCCGACGTGGACGAGTGGCGCGATATGGCCGGCCAGTTGGATCCGGTGGAGCGGTTGACGGCCGAGCTGGCGCGACAGAGTCAGTCTGAGCGTCGGACGGAGCCGGCGGCGTGACGATCTACCTGGCTGGCCCGATGACGTCCTACCCGGACCTGAACCGCCCGGCGTTCCAGGCCGCCTACGAGCGGCTGCGTGCCGCCGGGCTCGATGTGTGCAACCCGCATGGTATTGCTCCGCACGCGCACGACGGTGACTGTCCACGCTCGTACGCGGTCACGAACGGACATGGCGCCGCGTGCTACCTGCGGACCTGTCTGGCCGCGCTGCTCACCTGCGACGAGATCTACTTGCTGCCCGGCTGGGAGACCAGTGTGGGCGCCAGGCTGGAGTTCCAGGTGGCGGCCTCGGTGGGCATGCGCATCACGCTCGCCGACCATGCTGAGGGCCTGCGATGGCGACCACGGTCACCGGCGCTGACCTGACCGAGCAGCACCGTCAAGCGCAGCTCGCGCTGCGGTCGGCGTTCATGGCCGAGCTGGTCCGGCTGTGGCCGTTGATCGATGTGGCTCGCCTCGACGAGTCGGCGGCCATGTGGATCGGCATGGTCACGGACCTGATTCTGTTGTGGCGGGGTCAGTCTGTGGCTCGTGCGTTGACCTACTACGACGAGTTTCGCCGCGCCGAGATCGGTGAACCGCTCGCCAATCGAGGGACTTTCCGGAGTCTCGCGGTGCCGGAACCGGCGGCGATACGCACATCCCTTCTGGTGACCGGCCCGATCGGCGTGAAGTCCCTGATCGGTAAGGGGATGCCGCCTCGGACGGCGAAGGCTAAGGCGTTGGTGGCGGTGACCGGCGCGGCGTCGCGGCACGTGTTGAACGGTGGCCGGCAACTCGTCACCGAGGCCATTGTCAAGGACAAGGTGGCCCTGGGGTACATGCGGGTCACCGACGACGATCCGTGTGCGTTTTGCGCGATGTTGGCGTCCCGGGGGCCGGCGTATCGGTCGAAGGAGACGGCGGCGCGGACCACGAAACGGTCGAAGAAACGCGGACCGGGCCAGCGCTATCACGATTATTGCGGTTGCCAGGCCGAGCCGCTGTTCGACGACGGTTCGGAATGGCCGGGTCGGAATCGCGAATTCGAACAGCTGTGGAAAGACCACGCCAAGGGTGCGGACGCGTTCAAGTCGTTCCGCGCCGCGTACGAGGCCCAGCGCAAATCCAAGTCCAAGTAGGACGCGGGTTCATTCTGAAAGGTGCATTGCATGGCAGCCACTGCGGTCACGGTTGTGCGACCGAACATTTCCGGGGTCGCCGACCCAACTCTGGTCGCGGCCGACACGACCAACGGAAACTCAGTGCCGAACATTGACGGCCTGGTCGTCATTCTCAACAACACGGATTCCTCGTCGCACACCGTCACGTTCACCACGCCGGTGACGCACGGCGGGTACGCGGTCGCCGATTACACGGTGACGCTGAACGCGACGACGAAGCGGAACTTCGCGAATTTCCCGACCGCCCAGTTCGGGAAGACGCTGATGTTCACCGCGAACTCGAACACGGTGACGGTCGGCGCCATCGCCCCCGCCTCATAGAAGACCCCTGACACGACACGGATTTCTCGCCGTGCTGTCCGCAATGGACGGCGGGGCATCCCGCAACGGGAAAGGACTGCGCAATGCAGCCAGAGGACGACAACAAGCCTGACCCGGCTCTGGACGACGATGACAATCCAGATCCGCCGGCGGATGACCCGCCATCGCTCGACGACAAGCCGGACGACGGCGGGTTGAGCGACGGCGGCAAGAAGGCCATCGACGCCATGAAGCGCGAGCGCAACGCCGCGAAGAAGGCACTCAACGATGCGCTGGAAGAGTTGAAGAAGTACAGGGACAAGGACAAGACGGACACGGAGCGCCTCACCGAGGCCGCCGAGGAAGCGAAGTCCCGCGCTAGCAGCGCAGAAACGAGTCTGCGGAAGCTGACGACCGCAATGGAACGGGCTCCCGAGGGCGCAACGCTCGCTCAGATTCGTGCTGTTGCCAAGCGTGTGTCCGGTGAGACGGACGAAGAGATGGAGTCCGACGCGGAAGAACTGTTCGCGTTGTTCGCTCCGAAGTCCACATCGGACGACCCGAAAAGTCCTGCGCCGCCCGGAAAGCCGACACCCAACTTGAAGGGTGGCGGGGATCCGAGCGTCGAGCCCGAGGAGATGGACCCGCGCAAGCTCGCGGGCCTGATCGGGCGGCCCTAACGCACACCGCACGGCCCAATGCCACGAGGCCGCTTGCGGGCCTTCGTTGACCCTACAGGAGGTTAACCGTGGCTAACACCTACCTCAAGGCAGAACGCATTGCGGCTGCTGCACTTGGTCTCCTGGAGCGGGAGATTGTGTTGCCAGCCCTCGTTTGGAGGGACGCCGGGGGTTCATTCCGTGGCGCCGCTGGCGACACGATCTCGATTCGCGTCCCGGCGCGCACCACGGCGCGGACGCGCCCGCTGCGTGGTACCCGGCCCACCGCCTCCGAGGGCGAGGGCATTATCACGATGGATGAGCTGGTCGAGACCAAGGTTGACGTCACGCTCGATGAGGCGATCTACTCCGCGATCCCGATCACGGATGAGGAACTGACCCTCGACATCACCAACTTCGGTCAGCAGATCCTCGCGCCGCAGGTGCGTGCCGTGGCGGAGGGCCTGGAGAACAAGCTGGCCGCGCAGATGACCAGCGCGGACTACAAGACCACGCTCACTCTGGACACCGACGACCCGTACACGACGTTGGTCGACGCGCGCGTGCAGCTCAACAAGGACAACATTCCGATGAGCGGCCGCACGTGCGTGGTCGGTGCTGATCTTGAGGGCATCTTCCTCAAGAGTGAGCACCTGTCCATGGCCGACAAGGCGGGCGACAACTCGGCGCTCCGCGACGCGGCGATCGGCCGTGTTGCCGGCTTCGGTCCGGTGTACGTCAGCAATGCCCTTCCGGCGGACGTGGGTTTCGTCTTCCACCGCACCGCGTACGTGCTCAGCATGCAGGCTCCGGTCGTCCCAGATGGAGCGTCCTACGGTACGTCCCAGACGTATCAGGGGATGGCGATGCGCTGGATCCGTGATTATGACTTCCGGGTCGTCCAGGACCGCAGCCTGGTTGATCTTTACGCGGGCACCAACATCATCGCCGACGGGCACACCAACGAGGTGCAGAAGGCGGAGATCACCGGATCCCCGACCGGCGGCACCTTCACCTTGACCTACAGCGGTCAGACCACGGCAGCCATTCCCTACAACGCCAGCGCCGGTGCCGTTCAGTCCGCGCTCACCGCGCTGTCCAACCTCCGCACCGGGGACGTCATCGTGTCCGGGTCGGCGGGCGGACCGTACGAGGTCGAGTTCACGAACTCGTTGCAGGCGACCAACGTCGCGGCGATGACCGCGTCCGGCACCGGCCTGACGGGCGGCACCACGCCGGGCGTCACGATCACCACCCTGACCGCCGGCAGTTCCACGGCGAGCTTCGTCCGCGCGATCAAGCTTGTCGTGTAAGGGGGGACGCTAATGCTGCCCGCGCTCGCTGCTGTGTCCGATCTGGAGGCACGTCTGGGTCTGGACCCGCAAACCCTTGCAGGTCCGAACTTCGCGCGAGCGCGGGCGGCTTTGGTCGACGCGTCGGCTCTGGTGCGGCTGGAGGCTCGACGCACGTGGGTGGATGAGAACGGCGCGCTGACGGTCGTGCCTGACGCGATCGTCCGCGTTGTTCTCGGTGCCGCCCAACGTACCTACACCAACCCGGACGCGGTCATCCAGGATTCCGCCGGCCCGTTCGCCCGCCGGTTGAGGGAATCCGAAACCGGCGTGTACCTCACCCAAGCCGAAGTGGAGATCGTGCGTCGCTTCCGACCTGCCGGCGGTGAGCTGTGGACGCTACGCACACAGCGGGACGAGGAAGAGATGGGCACGATCTGGTACCAGGATTCGTTCGGCTTCGACTACTTCCCGCTCGCGTCCACCGACGACAGCGTATGGCCGGCGTGATCGACAGGAGAATCGTCAGTGGCTACCTATCAGCTTGCCGCGCGTGATCGGACCACGGCGCGGATCACCCTCGTCGCGAACGCCGAATCCACCGTCGAGTTCGCCGACGACGTGCCGAGCGTCGCTGTGATCAGCATGAGCGGCGACGCACCGATCTGGCTCACGTTCGACGACACGCCGGCCACAGTGGACGGCAAGCGCTGCGTGGTGATCCCGGCGGCCGTCACTCGGATCGTGGTGGAACCGCGCACGTCGCGACCCACCCGAGTCCGGATGATCTCCACCGGCACGCCGATCGTCGTCGTGGGTCGGGGGTAGGCGTCGATGGAATTCCAGCTCATCGCACCCAGGCCCCCGGCGCTGGTGCTGAACGTGAAGGACTTCGGCGCTCGCGGTGACGGCGTCACCGACGACACCGCCGCCATCCAAGCCGCCCTGGACGTAGTGCCTGCCGCCGGAGCCACTGTGCACTTCCCAGCGGGCACCTACCTGGTGTCGATCACCGCCGGGAACACCACGTTGGGCATCGCGCTCATGCTGCCCCGCGCCAAGATCATGCTGACCGGTGCGGGCATGGACGCGTCGGTGATCAAGCTTGCCTCGGGGCAACCCGAGTATCTCGCGGTGATCGCGGACGGGACCGCGTTCGGCACCACCGACCTGTCCGGCTTGACCGTGCGCGACCTGACGTTCGATCAGAACTCGGCGGACAACGTGCTCACCGACGTGTCCCCGACCTCGCCGCTGTTCACCGGCAAGTCCCGGTTCGTGATCCGCGCGAACGTGGGCAGCCGCATCACGATCGCCAACTGTCGATTCACGAACTGCGACAACGTCAACACGATCTCCATGAACGGGACCACGCTGCATGCGGTCGCCGTTCGCAACTGCATCTTCGACAACACCGGCGCGAACTCGGCGAAACACGATCACTCGTCGATCTACACGCATGCGTCGAAAGCGGAGATCACCGGCTGCACGTTCATCGGCGGCGGCATCTCCGCCACGACCGCGATCGAAACACACGGCGACACGCAAACCGTGCGCGGCAACCGATCCCTCAACTACTTCTGCTTCGCCAACATCACCGGGATCTCCGCATCCAGCATCGGCGCCGTGGTGGACGGCAACATCGGTCGCGGCTGCGGCACCGGCCTGGTCATCTGGTCCCGCACCTACACCGGCAACTCCTCCGGCTACGGCATCGAAGACCTCCTGGTGCAGGGCAACACGTTCGAGATCGACCTGGACCAGTGGGCCGCCATCACGTCGTACAAGTGCGGCATCTCCTTCGACGTGGGCAGCACTCTGCCCGTGCACAACGTCGCGATCTGCGACAACGTCATCCGGTACAAAGCGTTCACGACGGTGCCGACGTCCACGGACAACCTGTCGGCGGGAATCCAGTGGTACCGCACCGGCGCGCTCACCGGCTCCGATGTGAACGTCGACATATCCCGCAACACCATCGAGAAGCCCCCAGCAGCTGGGTTCTACCTCAACCCAAACTCGACGGTCACCAAGCGACTGTCGCTGCTGGACAACCGGATCGTCAACCCGGGCGAGGGGAACTCAGCGAACTTCGCCGCCACCTTCAAGGCCGGTGTGCTCATGATCGGCGCCTACGAAGGCGCTCGTATCAACGGGAACCAGATCATCGACGACCGGGGCACCCACATCATCAACAAGGGTGTCGACGTGTCGTTGGTGACGTCGACGGTCAACTGTGAACACCGCAACAACTCGTTCCGGGTCGCGGACGGCGCGACGGTCGGCGCGTTCGCCACAGCCGCCGGAACCGCGTGGCGGCAAGGGGACG